CTGACTCCAGTCGGTGGATGGGCAGATCCGCCCCTCTTCAACCTCTCGCCAAATCGACCTGCCGAGTATGTGCACGCCGTAGATATCGGTCATGATGGACTTGCCGTTGATGGCGATGCCCACCGCCCAATCCAGCGCCGCGCCTTCCAGTTCGCTCGTCTTGATCTTCATACTTCCTCCTCGATCCATTCCCGCCAAGCGGCATCGGCCCGACTCCATTCCCTCCAGAATCAGGAAGACCGTCGGGTTGCGGGCTCATGCGGTGTGCTTGATGCGCATTCGCATGCGCGCGGCGTTGGTGCGTCGTTGTCGCTGGCCGTTCTCGGTGGCCTGCCGGCGCACCATGGCAGGCATGCCGGCCAGGCGCTTGTAGATGGTCCCAGCCGCGATGGGCGTGCCAAGGGACGTCAGGTAGCGGGCCACTTGCGGAACGCTCATTGACCGGCACTCTATGCAGTCGATGATGGCGGTGTCGAGGGTCTGCCAGTCGCGCAGCCGCCAACCTTGGCGCCCTCTATTCGTCAGGCCGATGCGCTGGGCGGTGCCGCGTGTCTCGATGACACCTCGTCCCAGCTCGGCGGCAATATCGGCATACCGATATCTAGCGTTGACCATCTCCTCTAGTAGGTCGTACTCGCCCCTGGTCCAGGGGCGTCTCTTGCGTGGCATGGCGGCCTCCCTAGTAGTTGATGACGATGCCCGGGATCTCGCCGCGAGCGATCAGGGTGATCGCTTGCTTGGCACAGTCCTCCGGCATGCCGTTCTCGAGCATGGCCTGCAGGGCGGTCCGGTTGACCCGGGCGCGGTGCTCCTTGTCGGCCTGGCGCCGGGCGGCCTCTGCTTCCTGGCGTCGCTGCTCGGCCAGTCGCTCCTCCTCCATTCGGCGGTGCTCGGCCAGGATGCGCTCTTGCTCCTCCTCGGCCTCCCGCTTGGCCTTCTCGATGGCTTCCTGGTGCTCACGCTCTCGGCGCTCGGCGGCGTCCTTGGCCTCCTGCTCGCGACGGGCCGCGGCTTCCCGCTCTGCCTGGGCGCGCTCGTCTGCTTCCCGTCGGGCTCGCTCCTCGGCCTCCCGGGCGATGCGCTCCTCTCGCTCCTTCTGTTCGCGGGCCTCGGCTTCGGCCCGCAGCTGGGCGAGCTCGGCTTGCTCGGCTTCGTACTGCTCGCGCCGCTGCAGGGCGACGCGCAGCGTGGTGACTGACACCTCCTTGACGCGGTGCGCTTCGGCCTCGTACTCCTCCCATGCCTGATCAATGCGCGTGCCCTCAACCTCGGCCAGCAGGGTCTTGAGGCCCTGGCTGTCGGTCTCGTCCAGCCCCTCGGCGAGCTCTCGCAGCCTGGCGATACCGCCTTCGTGCTCGGCGCGCCGGCGCTCCTCGGCTGCCTCCCACTCGTTCAGTGGCCCACGCACCTCGTCACGCCAGCCGTCCAGGGTGTCGCGCCACCGCTTGCGCTCGGCGTCGATCTTCTTAGGCAGTTCCTTGAGGTCCGCGACCAGCTCCTTGCCCACCCCGTCGATGGCGGTCTTGCTGCGAGCGATCTTGTGCGCCATGGAGGCGTAGGCCTGGCGGCCCTTGTTAGTGTCGAGGCTCGGTGGTTCGGCGAGGAAGGCATCGACCTCCTGGCGGATGGTCTTGAGGTAGGGGTCGAGCCCCTGCGCCTCCTTGAAGACCGCCAGGGCGGTCTCCTTGGCCGGCGCGGTGACCAACTCGGTTTTTTCCTTCTCGGCTACTGCGGACATGTCGTTCTCCTTGTTATGCGGCCATGACCAGCGACATACGCTCGTCCAGCTCCTCGTAAAATGCCGACACTCGCTCGGCGATGGTGCGGATCATCTTCTCGTCGCGGTAGGCCCGCTTGACGAACAGCGGCATGCCGGGCCAGTAGCTCACGAAGTCCAGCCACTCCCGCTCTGCCACCCATAGCCCGCCCTGGATTTGCGCGGCGTGCTCCTTGGGTATCTCACCGGCCAGCAAGACCTCCACTTGCAGCTTCGGCAGCTTGGTCTTGATCTCCAGTGCGCCAGAATCGCCGACAAGCCCGTCTGGCGAGTAGCCGACCCCATGGTTAAGGATGATGCCGACCTCGTGCGGCTCGTGGCCTGTGGCCTCCTGATACAGCTCTCGGGCTAGCGGCTCCATCTCGTGCCCGCGTTCCGTGTGGGCGTTGCCCGCCCAGCCGACCGGCTCCCCCGTCATTCGCTCCCCTATCAGCTCGTGCATGTAGGACATGGCATCAGCCCCGAATCCTCCGGGGCCTTTGCCGTTCACCAGCAGGGACTTGACGCGGGACATGGTGACAAGGCCGCACCGTGCGGCCAGCCACTCCTCGCTCCCCTGTTCAAGTATCAGCGTCTGCATGTTCGCCCTCCTGAGCCTTGGCCATCGCCTTGTGAAGCCCTGCCATCAGCTTGTCGAACATCGCCTTCGGCACCTTGCTGGCGTCACCGTAGTTCTGGGCGAACCATTCGCGTGTCGCTTCAGGGCAGCGCTCCACCGTCTGGGCAATCTGCCCGGCCTGGAAGGCGGTCACTGTCTTTGTCGGCGCCGCTGAATTGCCGTCGTCATCCTCGCCCCTGGTGGTGATGTTTAGCAGCGAGCAAAGGACGTACCGCTTGCCGTAGCTGACGGACGAGCCGAACGCCTGAACCGCGTTTTTGTTGCCGCTGGTGTCGGTCGGCAGCATCATCGTCGTTTCCTCACGGTGCCCGCCACGGTGCATCAGAACCCCGGTAATCTCGACGGCGCCCTGCTGCGTGTTGACGCGGAAGCTCACCGCGAACCCGTGCCGCTGCATGATGGGCCGCACCGTGTCCACGATGTCCTCCAGAGTGGCGTAGCGCCCGTTATTGGTTCGCCCGCGCTCCGCGATGCTGGGAATATCCGTCTGCATGGCAGCCATCGCCGCGTTGTAGTCGGCTGCGGCCTGGCGCTCCATTATCCGCTCGTGCATAGACATGAGTCGCTCGAGCTTTTCCACGTCGACCTGCGGGTCGCTGGCGGCGCGACTGATGACTTCGATCAGCGCAGCGCCACTATTGTCTTCCACCGCAACCCCGGACTCTGATTTGGCAATGGCGGTCATACCGAGGCCCTCCCGTTATCGATTTTCGGATTGAACTCATGGATGCGCGCCTTAGCCTCCAGATAAGCCTGATGCGCCTCCTCGGGGGTTCTGAACCTGCCGATGTGGTGGTGCTGTTTGCCCACCCTGATGGTTGCCTGCCAGGCATTCCCGTGCTTGCTTACCCCTAGGAGGCCTGACTTATTGGCCTTGCTCACCTGCTTGTTCTGCATGTTCTCGGCATGCGAGCACTGCCTGAGATTGCCCCACCGGTTATTGCTGGGGTCTCCGTCGATGTGGTCAACCTCGTCCGACGGGAGGGCGCCATCCATGTAGAGGAAGGCGAGGCGGTGGGCGTAGTAGAGGCGGCCTTTCACCTTGATATGCACTCTTCCCTGAATGGGGGTACCAGCAACATCCCCGGCCCTGGCAAGCCGCCCTCTGGTTACTCGCCAATGGAAAATCCCGGTTCTCGGGTCGTAGCTGAGCAACTGACGCAACTCATCCTGAATGATGGCGGTGGCTTCGTTGCCGGTTGCGACCGGCGCCGCGCCGTGGCGGCTTGCTATCTCTGTGGTCATTTCGCTATCCTCATCTCGTCATCTGTCCCGGTGACACCAGCGCCCTGCTCAGCTCCCACTGGCAGGGCGTTTCTCATACTTCGGCCAGCGCCTCGGCCTCTGACCTTGCCCACTCCTCCAGCACACGCTGGCCGCGCAGGGTGCGAATGTAGTCGAGCACCTGGTTCAGTGGCGTGCGGTTGATGTCGAGCAGCATGTGGCCCTCCACCACCAAGTGCTCGAAGAACTCCAGCGTTCGCACCTCTTCGCCGTGCTCGACGGCCTCGATCAGCCCTGCTACCAATTTGCGGTCGATGTCGATCATGCTGCCTCCTGCTCTTTGCGGTACTCCACCAGCCACGCCAGCATGGCCTCGTGCATCTCTTCCAGCGCCATGTCGTGCGGCACAATGGGATGGCTTGAGCCTTGCCAGAGGAACGAGCCGCCGTCGATGGCGATATACGCCGTCGCGTCGATAGCGCTGCCCGCCCCAGGGGCGTGGTGCATCTCCTGATAACTGACGGGGCAGCTAGT